TGGAATGAATCCTTAATAATTTTTAATTGATCTGGATAATTTTTGTCAGCAGGATCAAGAGCAGTAGCGGCATTTTGAATTGTCTCCAACTCTTTAACTGCCAAACTACCAAAACCAGTAGCACCAGTTTTACTTTGTGCTTTGAGTTTTTCAATTTCAGTAACACTAAATGCCGCTTTGATTGCATCATTTAAATTCTTCAATGCTTTGGCTTCTGTGTTTGGAACTCCACCAAGAAGAGCCGCACCCCATCCACCAGCAATATTTGGACTTGACTGATATAGATTTAAAGCCTTATCAACATTAGAAATAGATGATTTGACAGAATTAACTGCTTCAACAGCCGTTTCTTTTTCTTTTGCCAATGCTTCGGTAGACATAGGAGTTTGTGTAACTCGGACACCAACACCACCACCGCCAGTACCAGTAGATGTACCGCCAGCAGGTGCTCCACTACCTCCACCAGAAGTAGTTTGAGTGGGAATCAAGCCTAAGTATTTAGCAACATTGGGTGCGGCAATACCAAGATTTAATGGGTCAATCGTAATAACTTCACCACTTGGTGCAATAGAAGATTTAGGCTTCATTTCTTGAGCAACTTGTACACGCAAACTGCTTTCTTCTTCTGGAGACAATGCTTCGCCTTTACCTAGTTTGGTATTAGCAGATGCAATCAATTCTCGATTACGCTCTGAAACGCCAGTCATCATTTTCCACTCACCAGCCTTTTTAGCCTGTGCTTCACGCAAACCAATAGTTGCTTGTGATTCAGCCCGTTTCTGAGCCAATTCAGCCAAACCATAAGCACCTTGCATATCACCAATTTGTGCAAGTCTTCCAGATGCCATTTGTAACGCTTCTGGATCATTTAAATCGATACCTTGAATTACTGCATTTCTTGCACTTATCAAACGTAACTGTGGGTCTTGTGCTCCCATAACGCCACTAATACCACGACCTAGTTGAGCCGCACCTGCATAAACATTAGCACGACCAAAAGCATCTGGAGCCAATTGCCCCATTTGTACGCCTTGTTGCAATATGTCTTCACCAACTTTTTGTTGGTACATCTCAGGAGTAATACCAAACAATCCACCCACGATATCTGTTGCCATGATTACTCCTTAAAAGTTTGCGTAGCCAAGTGGCACATAACCGCTACCATATACATCCAATGTTGGGTTTTGCATACCAGCACTTGTTATGCCTCCACCTGCGCCACCCGTATTAACCAATGGCGATGTTAGATAACTACCCAATGCGCCACCCAATAAAGAATTGGGATTACCCAAACCACTTAAACCATAGGCCAATGGACTAGCGGTAGCCCCTGCGGAAGTACCTAAAGCACCACCATAGACAGCACCTCTTAACCCTATCTCGCCAGCCCTTGCGCCAGCCGCAGATGATTGACCTGCAAGACCTTGACTTAGAGCAAATGGTTGTTGTGCCAAGTTCTCCAACTGACCAGCCTGACCAAACAAACCTGTACCAAAGGTAACTTGTTGCTGACCTGCTTGTTGTGCTTGTGCCGCCAACTGAGCATCTTGTTGTGCCAATGCGTTGTAATAGGCTTCTAACTCAGGATTAGAACCCATCAAGCCTTGTGCGCCACTTGGACGCAAACCAGTAGAACCTACTGACAAACCACCACGACCTGTTTGGAATTGTTGGTTTCTAATATTTGCCAATTGTCTTTGCCGACTTTGATCAAGCAAGTCATATTGCTTAGACATATAATGTTGAGCTACTTCTTCAGGAGTCTGCGCTAAGTAACTAGCACCTAAACCCATAAGTCTATTCTGAGCAGAAGTGATCTCAGGTGCGGCTGTATACCCTGCGCTTATCAACTGACCAGTAGTAGGATCAACTTGGAAGTTAGATGTACCAAAACGGGTAGTTGTGCCAATAGGTCTGAATTGTGCGCCAGCAACGCCTTGTCCTGCCGCTTGTTGTATGTTTCTTTGTGCTTGAAGTGCCGCATCCCTAGACTGTTGCATTTGCAACAAGCCACCAGCGGTTTGCAACCCGCCTTGAACAACGCCCTTTTGATTTAGGAAGTTCATTGCACCTTGAGCCGCAGTACCACCAGCCGCCAATGCTCGTTTAATTGCGGCTTGTGTAGCCGCATCTAAAGAGGATAAAGCATTATTTCCACCATAGGTTTGTGCAGTTAAAGCATCAATCTGAGCCTGTGTATAAGGCGTACTACCTGTGTCGTAGAAACCCTCACCACCAGTTATGTCTTGTGCAGGGATTGTAGTTGGCGAAAATAACCCACTTGTTGTGTCATAAGCATCACCGCCACCATAATATGTGTAATCATCAACTGCCATGTTATTTGCTCCCGTTGTTCCTTGACTTGAAGTTCCACTTGAACTTAATAAAGTAGATGGTGTAACTTGGTTTATTGCACCACCTGTTATGCCACCCTTCAATGATTCTTCTAATGATTTGCCACTAAGCAAGCCACCAGCAGTTCCACCAGCAACATTGCCAGCAAAGTTAGAACCTGTTTCTGCACCAACAGCACCACCTGCTTCTGATGCTAATGAACTTACGACATAGCCTTTAGCGGCATCTTCAAGACTACCACCTTTGGCTATTACATTTCCCGCTTGAACTGCTTGCACATAAGGGGCGGCTTGACCTGCTGTTGCAATATTTACAACAGTTGCCCAGCCGCCTGGCACTTCTTTATTTACTGTGTCATCAATCTCTGCCAAAGCATCAGAAGTGCTTTTAACTGTATTTGTAACTAATTGTTCAATAGGAGAAGTAATTTGATCTAATATTCCTCCGTTATCACCTCTAAAAACTCCTGTAAATGTATTGCCAATAGAAGAAACTGTGCTATCAATAGCACTAGATACACCACCTTCAGGGCGAATCTTCCTATCTCCCACATGGCGAAACGCATGAATTGGAAGGTCTGGAATTCCTAATAGGGCAAGACTATTTCTCATATCTGTGCTTTCCAGTTGTATTGTTGCAAGTCAGATGCTTGTACATTCAAGCCAACTCGTTTCATCAACTCCACAATTCCTTGGTTATCTGCTTTGCCATAGACAGTCTTAATACCTAGTTCTTTACCTCTCTTGACAAAGCCAATAACAGCCTTTGCCAATGTTCTAGGGTTATCTTCAGTAAACAAGTGAATTTCTGCGGATGTTGGGTTAATCTTACGCACCAAAAGAACAGAATCACTCTCTTGCATCAAAACAGCAGACTTAGCCTTAACCAATGCACTAACAATACGCAAGGCTTTATCAGGGTCAATTTTGCGTTTGACCGCATCTGCTTTAATGATTTCTGATGCTTTCATCACATTGTTCCATTCGCAATGATGTTGCCAATCACAGTCAAATTACCAGAAGAATCTATCTTTGCCACAGGCGTAGACACATTGTAGATATACAAGACATTGGAGGATTCAACAAACGAGAAGTTTGTAAATGTTCCATCTGCCTTGGAAGCAATAGCAGTTTGGATATTAGTAAACTCTGTGTCGATCTCAGTACCTTTTACAACCTTGGAAGCATTGCCTGACGCAAGCGCATCTTTAGCCGCAAAGTTGGTGGTTTTTGTGTAATTTGCCATGTTTATTCCTTACCCAAGTTTTCCGTTTTTAGCCTGAATTTCAATCTTTTGGATGCTGATAGCAGAACCATTGATCTGCACTTCATACGCTGTTTGCACAACTTTTCCATAGCCAGATGCTTGACCGATCAAGGTAGAGATTTGTATACCTTGTGAGTAGTACGCCACAGGAACACCATTTGCACCATATTCAGCAACGCCATACTCAGCGATTGTTGATATTGGAATCTGCGCCTGAGTAGAATAGTATTGACCAGAAAAGTCAAATGACCATTTAATGGTTAACTGTTGGTTAGTTCCACCAATAACTACCACAGAGATTTTCTTCAGAATTGATGTGACATTCTGATCTCCAAGGTCAGCATAGTTTGTGTAATACTGAAAACGATAGGTAGAGGCATGGTCAAGATATGTCCCATATTTGCCAACATACCCATTCTTGCCAATCAGTAAATCACCATTTCTGCGAGACAAAAGAGCAGTTGGCTCAATAGAGTCCCAAGTTGTTACCCTTGCAGAACCATCTTGCAACTGAGCCTTTGTATCAAATACATAGACTTGCTTTGCAACAGGAAGGGTTAAAAGGTAGAAAGCATTGACTTCTGAATAGACCGCCTTGATATTGGCTAATGTCTCAGACCCTACATAGGTCATTAAATCATTACGCACATTCTTAGACAAATCTCGCAATGGAGCAGACTTCTCTTGGATAGTACGCAGAAGACTACGCACACCAGAGTTAGACAAGAAAACAATGTCTGAACCAGTAGAAACTATGGAATCCCTTGACAAACAACCAATGTTGCCTATGGTGTCAGCCAACGACATTGTGGAGGGGGTTGTTGCACCTGAGTAAACCAATATCTG